ATATTTACATAAGTTCAATAAGACCTCCTTATCACTACCATAAGGGGGTCTTTTTTTATGACCCGCTAAGTCTTGGGTTATGTGCTTGTTTTAGGAATGGAGTCCTATATTGACTGGACTTCTTGTACTTGAATATATTCTTCATATCATTATATACAGTATCAAGATAATCTTTTTTCAAAACCTTGATCCTTCTCTTTCCATTATCAATGTTTTGTTCGTATTCTAGAAATGATACTGCTCTAAGATTATTATTTCTTATAACGTTTCCAGAAGAATCTGATGCATTTCCCTGTGCATCTACCGTTGCTGTATTTGATAGAGATGTGTTGTCAAGACCACCACTATAACTTAGTTCTTGTTGGTAGTCTTTATTATATAAAATGAAGTTGAAGTCAAAGTTGGAATCTACTTTTAATCCTGCTGGTATTACGATTCTTGCATAGTTATCATTAAATGCTTGGGTTTCGTAATGATGGATTTTTGCCATATTCTCATCAGAACCATATTTGTCTAATAAGAATTTTCTAAAACTGTCTGTATTGAGTGGCCATTCGTCTCTAACGTTGATTATATTATTGCAGGTTAAGATTACCCAATCTAACCTAGGGTCCCCATATATCTCCATTGCGACCTGTTCTGGTCTTATATCTTCGCCAATTACATAATCATTAAATGCCATGAAGACTGATGATAAGTCTTCACGAAGTCTTCCTCTTTTAAAGAGGTTTTTTACTGGAATAAATTCATCATTAGAACTTCTATCAGTAGTTCTAGAAACGTAATTTATATTTGGTAAATGTGAAAAGTATCCTAGAGACATTTTAATACCCTACGTCTGATGATGCTGGATTGTTTTGTTGAATAATACTAATGGGCATTAGATCTCCTAAAGAGTTGGGATCATCTGGATCAAATGCTCTATTCTCTGCAATACTATCACCATTATAATCAGTATTATATATTGGTTCTAGTTCTGCAAACCTGAGATCCATTATTACAGATATTGGTTGACCACCCTCATAAGCATTCCATTGTCCATCTGGGGTATATTGAACTTCAATACTTGTTAAAGCACAAGGTTTGAATTTGTTTAATCCAAGTATGCTTTTACCACCAGCTGTCATGTATCTAAGTCTGAAGATGTTTGGAGTTCCTAGGAAATAGGATGGTGACCCCGCCTTACCTACTGTTCCACCTTCTTCTTCACCTGAATGTAATTTTGTTATCTTTCTAGGAGCAGACCACTGTTTAAATGCACGAATTATCATTCTAATTTGATGTGCTTCCATTTCATCCCTTGGAGTCATTCTCCATTGGAATCCAAATTGTCTTAATTTCACTCCAGAGAACATTAGTTCAGTATTGGCGTTTGCAATTACACCACCAGCTCTACTTAGAATAGTCTCTGGAGTAACGTCAAATCCTAGTTTCCCAGTTAATTGACTTATTAGGTTAGCTCCTAGTTCTCCTTGACCTGCTTGTTTTGTACCAACAGCAGTATAGAGTGCAGCTTGAGCAGTTAATCTGTTAAATCCTTCTGCCCAGTTCCCCTTGCCAAAGGCCATACCAAGACCTAATGTCAGTGCTTTACCTTTAATGGTAGCATTTACATGTTGTGCTGCTCCCATTGACATGGTTGACATGTTATCATCAACCCAACTGGTAGAGTTGTTATCTGAAACATTATTTGGCACTGGTAGTATAATTCCTGCACCTAACTTCTTTCTGTATGGAGTTTGTCTTGAAAGACCAAATCCTAGATTACCATCAGCCTCTTTTTTACCAAAGCTCTGTGCCATAGAAGCTTCGTATGGAGGTTGATATGAATAACAATCAATCTTCATCACATCTTGTTGATTAGACAAGTCTGATGGGTATGTAATTACTTTTTTGAATAAAATATCGTTAGCTGTATCATAACCTCCACCTTGCACACCAGAATTAAAAACAAGAGCAGCTGGACCATCTTTCCAAACTTGAATACCAAGCTGGAAGTTACGTTGAGTTCCAGCAACGAAATTGCCAGTCCATGTACTTACACCGTCCCACGCATTATAGAAAGGTTGGAAGAATCCACCACCAGCTTGACTATTTTCTGTTTCTACAGCAACTTGATTCTGTGTAGATGTTACCTCAAACCCTTGACTATTCGTATCCGCCCATTGTGGAACAATTTGGTTGGTAGTTGTTGTGTGATTTCTTATTTCAGTTTGTATTTTACTGTGTATTGCTGATTGGTCACTTGAATTTATCCCACTGAACTGTGTGGTATCCCATACTCCATTCGTGTATATTGACTTACCTCCGATTATCGGTTGTGGAGGAGTTTGATTATCTACAGGCAATACAACGGCTGTTTTCTTTTCTCCGATATAATATAATTTATAATTTTGTTCCTTATTAGTATTGGAATTAATCGCTGTAATACCTGGCTTACCATCAGTGGTAATTGCTGCGGTTGATACTTCTTGGGGTCCAGTGGCGGCCATTATTTTTTCCAGTTCCAGGCTTTATGTTTAGGATATTTCATTCCCTTGTTACTCATAAATTTTTCAGTTGGGAGAAGGGATATCTCCGCCCAATCTTCACCATCAGGAACTTGATATAGATTCCCTATACCAGAGTATAGGTATTTGTGCAAAGTGTTTTTAGGTACAGTCGTTGCACCTTCGCTACCACTATTTAGTAGGCTTCTTGCAACTGCATCTCTATATTGGGGATTTATGTAGTGTAAGTTCGCACCTAGGAATCCATCTTTATAAAAACTGAGTGCAACTGCTAGTGGTTGTACATCCCAAAATTCATATTTTTCGGGGTATTTTGCACCGTATGAAAAGAAGAACATGCTACCAATAGTTATTCCTCCAGTATCAACAAAACTGATATTTTTATCTTGTAGAGGAGCTAATTCATCTTCTAATTGAGAGACATACCAATCTCCACTTCTGTTCTTTTTACCAGCTCTCTTTCTTATTGTTTCAGCAATCATATCCCTAGGTCATCCTCTGTCATGATTTTGAACTCATACTTTCTATTATCACAGTAATCCTTTGCTGCTTCCCATTTTGCTTGATTGACAACATATGTTTGTACTTCATATGCCCAGGCTTTTGTTCTTTTCTTGGGATTTCTTTTGGGCATCAATAGTTGTTTCTTTGGTTTGACTTCTATTACAACCGACCTCTTCTTTCCTTTAGCGTCCTTATATTTAATAAAGAAGTCTGGGAAGTACCTATGCATCTTGTTATCCAGAGGACTCTTATATGGAATCCAGAATTCTTCTGATTGCCACTGACTTATACTCTCATTCAGATCACAGTATTCCATGAATTTCCTTTCCCAGAGAGATCTATAAATTATCTGGGTTGGGTCTCCTTTATACTTTTTGGTGTGTCTTGGTTTATATTTTCCCTTATAAGCCATATACATAGTATGTGGGGATCATGGCATTATTTAGATCACATGGCAGAAAGTAACTTACTCGCTAATATAACCAATGATGGTAGTGGAGAGGGGATAGCGGCTCAATCGTTTCAGAATTTCTTAGGGTCTCCTGCTTTATCCAATACATTTAAGGTGTCATTGGGTTTATCTGACAAGAATAATGGTGATTCTAATACTGATTTAAACACTTGGCTTGTTACTGCTGGAGTATTCAATAAGAGTCCTGCATCGAGGTTTGATTTTTTATGTTCAGAAGCAAGTTTGCCTGGTACTAATTTAGCTACAATTGAAGAATCTGGAGCAAGACAGGGTGTAACTGAATTCTTTGCACAGACAAGAGCTTATGTTGATTTAAATTTAAAGTTTTATCTTTCAGCTGATTATCAAGTTCTTAAATTATTTCAAGAATGGATTAATTTTATTAATCCTGTATATGCTGCTAATGGTGGTATGAGAAATGTTCAAGGTAACCCAATTGGATATGCCAATCAGAGGGATAGACAGGGGTTTCATAGATTTAGGTATCCACATAGTTATAAGAGAAATATTACTGTTACTAAATTTGAAAGGAATATAGGTGCTACTCCAAGAACTAAGGATGAAGGGTTGATGATGGGTAGTATGGGTAAAATGGTTACTAGGGGTGGAATTAAAACACCACTGACCCCACCAGAGAGACCAAATCCACTATCATATCTGTTTGTTAATGCTTTCCCAGAAAGTGTTGATAGTATTCAGTTATCTTATGGGGATGCTCAGGTCCTTCAAGTTACTGTTAATTTCAAATATGATAGGTACGTTGTTGTACAACCTGAGAATCTTAAAGGTGATAGTACATGGGCTAATTCACAAGGTACAACCCATAATGGTCAGACTATTTTAAGTGGTTCTGTTTATAATTCATTGAATTCTACTAACAACGGAGTTAATACTGACAGTAACACTGCCAATGAGAACCGTCTAAAATAAATAATTACTGTGCCACATTACAAAGTGTCTGTACTATGAAGACCTTCACCGAATTTGTGTTAGAATGTAGCTCTCTTACTGAGGGTGGAATGTCTCGTGTGGTTTCTCATTCTAAGAGTCGCAACACGGCAGTTCTAACTGCAACAAGAGGTGATAAGTCAAATAAGGAGAACAAAAAGAGTAACAAGGAGTTACGCCAGAAGATTCGTAGTCACGGCTATGGATATAAAGAAGTTAAAGGAGAATATCCTGAAAAGGATGATAAAGGTAACAAAAAAACAGTGAGTGAACCATCTGTTGTTGTTAATGCTCCTAAGAAAAAGTATAAGACCTTTAAGAAACGGATGAAACGTCTTGGTAAAGAATATAACCAAGATTCAGTAATCACTAAGAAGGGTAAAGGCAAAGCTACTTTACATCCTACTGCCAAGAGAGCTAAAAAGAGTTCAACTGGAGTTTCTAATAAAGGTTCTTCACTCGGACAAGTAAGGCCAGGTAAAACTGGTCCATATGGACACACTAAAGTTGGGAAAAAGACTTACACCTATGAACAAACCACCATTTGACGATTCTAATTGGAGAGAAGAGTACAAGGGTTATACCTCTAGTAGGTATGAACTAGATTTACTTGAGAACGGGCCTAGGAGTCTTGCTCAGTCATGGGCTATGGGTGCAATGCATGGAAAATGGAGAAAGATGAAAGGATATAAGTACCCCGAACCACCTGATTGTCAATCAAGCATGAGTGAGTTCTTTACGAAACAAGATGAATATAGACAGAAAGGTGATAGAGCACAGGGATAAAAGTCTCAAAAAACCCTCTAAATAACTTTAGATATGAATGAATTGATAACTTATCATGCCTTTACCAAAAATTAGTACTTCTCAACATGAATTGACTTTACCTTCTACAGGAAAGACAATTAAGTTTAGACCGTTTTTAGTTAGAGAAGAGAAGATTCTAATTCTAGCCTTAGAATCACAGAACCCAAAACAAATTTCCAACGCAGTCAAACAGGTATTAAAAGACTGTATCATTACTAGAGGAATCAAAGTTGATACTCTTCCTAGTTTTGATATTGAATATATCTTTTTGAATGTTCGTGGTAAGTCTGTTGGAGAACAGATTGAAATTATTGTTACCTGTGGTGATGATGGTGAAACCCAAGTCCCAGCTTTTATTAACATTGATGAGGTTGAGGTTAAGACCGATCCTAATCATAGTCAAGAGATTCAATTGGGTGAGGGATATACTCTTAAGATGAAGTATCCTTCTTTGAATCAATTCCTAGAGGATAATTTCTCTGATGATGAAGATGATGGAGGGGTTGAAAAGTCTTTCCAGATTATTGCATCTTCTATTGATATGGTTTATAGTGATGATAATGTTTGGGCTGCTAAAGAATGTACTAAGAAGGAACTTGTAGAATGGCTTGAATCTCTTACTTCAGAGCAATTCAAGAAGATTGAAAACTTCTTTGAGACTATGCCTAAACTTACCCATGATATTGTTGTTACCAATCCTAAGACTGGTAAGGATAATCCTGTCACATTGGAGGGACTCTCGGATTTTTTCGCCTAAGTATGGCTCATGTAGATCTTGAGACATACTTCCGAATCAATTTTGCTTTGATGCAGTTCCATAAATATTCACTGACGGAAATTGAAAATATGGTTTCGTGGGAACGTGACATCTATGTTGGGTTGCTCAGGCAACATATTGAAGAAGAGAATTTAAAGGCCAAACAAAAAGCAGCAAATCAGGCTCAATAGATGGTAGTAGCTTCACCCATACTTAAAAAAAAGGTTTCTTCACCAAAGGGTTCTCCTAAGGCTGAAGGAAAAGTAAAAGGAGCGGATTCGGTACTTAAGGGATCTGTTAAGAAGTTACAACTTCCAGAGGATGATGGTACTCCAGTAACAATTACTAAAGTACGTAAGATAGTTAAGAGTCAGATTACTAGACTCCAACCAAAAATAGTTAAGAAGGTTTCCAAAGCAGTACAACCATTTGATCCCAGAGCCATGTTGGCTAAGATCTTTAAAGGTGGTCTGGGTCAGTTGGAAGCATTCGCAAAGAGTTTGCAATCTCTTAAGAAACCACTTCAAGAGATATTTAAGTTTATTGACAAGGCTAAGAAGATATTTGTCAGTCTTCTCAAGAAACTTACTAAGATAAATTTATCTCCTAAGACTGAGAGTGCTAAGGAACCTAAGAAGAAGAAAGGTGGTTTAATTCAGAATATTCTCAAGGGTGCTGCAACTCTTGGGTTAATTGCTTTGACAACTTGGGGTGTTAGTAAATTACTGAAGAAAGGTAGAGAATCACAAAAGGTTAAGCCAGGAAGTAAGGTTACACCAATAGAACCAGTAGAAGGTACAGAATTATTAAACAAGAAGGAAATAAAGAAATTTAATAAAGCAGTTAAGACTCTTCAGGAAACTATTTGGAATTTTGAAGATCAGGTAAAGAAAGCTGCTAAAGGGAAGGATCCAGAAGGAGAAGAAGTAAAACCTGAAACTGGAGAAGAACAAGAAAAACCGAAGAGTTTAGCAGGTACAACACAGACAGCCTTAATACCAGGCGAGGAAGCACCATCAGAATTAAATGTTATCCTACCAAGGGATGAGACATCTGCGGCCGCAGTACAGAAATTACAGGTAATACCTCATCAAGAAACGGATAGTACTGTTACTACAAAAGACAAAGTAATTCCTGAGACCACTGGAAGTTCAG